CCAGCCCACATCCAGTGGACTCTGCCACAACTTTTGCAGGACTGGAATTCGGCCACGACCTGAAGGCGCTTCTGTATCTTGTGATTTTTCATCTCTCCGCCGCAAGAACACTGCATTGTTTTTTTCCTTAAAATACTACCTCAGTGAAGTACTTTTCATTCTTCCCCACAGCGACATGGCATAGTAGATAAACATTGTATCGTTCTCAGAAACATCACCACACAGAATAGACTCACCCACGGATCTCAGTCTGGGGTAGCTCCTTATAGATTCCAGACTTTTGCAGGTGAGGATTGCGTGTTTGATTATTTCGAGGTCTAGGTCTTTCTGACAGCCATCAATACAATCCCGGATATATTTATTGATGAACCCTCTTTCGATGAAGCCGGGAATCTTTCTCAGTTCCCCAAAATCCTTCTTGCCGTCAAAAAGCGTTTCCCAAACCTCATGCCCTTTTTCACCGCAGATATCCAGCTCTATGGCAGGTTCTTTCTCACCTGAGAAATCATCCACCCTGGCGCTGATGCACTCCTTCAGGAAATGCGGGAAGTAGTAGACTGGTAAAGAAAACGGAGTCTCGCTCCCGGTTGCGGAATCGCTACCACTGATTTTCAGACTCAATTCGGGCCAGAGAGGTCTTCGTCTTTCTCCGTTATCATCGCCTCGGAAATAAATTCCGTGCCCATCATAGGGGACGTGACCATAGTTCAAAACAAAATCACCTTCTCCGCGGTCGATGCAGTGGAGAAACCAACTCAAAAGCTGTTCATAGGCTTCATCATTGCGGGGAACCGCCAGGCGTTTCTTTTTCGACTTGAGCAGACCGAGGCTGTAAAGGTGTTCCCTGACCTCTGGCTTGTGTGCGGAAATGAATTTTTTTATGTACCTGAGTTGTGCCTGGACATAGGTTTCAGGCAAAGGCTTTCCGGTCATCGTTTCCATCGTTTCCAGATGAACATCATTTTCTGCTTCCATCTGTAGCGCCATTGTTTCTTCCAAACTCAATGTCTCTATGCGCTGCCACAGAGAGATTCCTGATTGTTTAGCTTCTTCCTCTAAAGTTTTTATTTTTTCCTGTGCGAGTTTTCCTGCATATTCTTTGACGGATATGCCCAGCTTGACCGCCAGAGATTCCTGTACGTCAGTTATGTAAAAAGTAATCTTGTATGGAGTCAGGTGCTTGACGCGCCACGACGGTGAGTCTGATTCAGAGTAACAGTGCCAAATTAGCATCATTTTTTCGCCTCTTTCATAAGAACTTCTTTGATAGCAGCGATATAAAGTTTTAGGAGCCTATCGTCTTGTGGATCAGTGATACGTCGGTTAGACATATCGCGCTTCAGTTTTTTCAGGGACTTTTTGAGAACGCTGGGGTCAAGATCGTTTGCCAGCAATCGTCTCGCCTCAGCGCAACGCTCTCTGGCCTGCTCCAGAGAGGTAGTAGGGTATCTTCCGTGGGTAAGAGTTTTCTCTTTCCCACCGTAACGATATTTCTGTCTCCAGACTTTCGATCCCGAAGGGTAGACAGCAAGATACAAGCCTCCGCTATCAAATATCTTTTTGAGTTTTTCTGCTGGCTTTGCGGTGCTGACAATGTACTCAGTAAGTCTCACTTTCCTTTCTCCAAATCAATAAGCAAATCTATGTAGTGACTTGCCTTCTGCAAATCCTCGATGCCGCCCTTGCTTTTGTATCGGCACAGATATTTGATGACATTCCCTACCCCATATCCAAGGCCGTTACGTTCAATGAACTCGAGCGGCTGAATTTCTAAGTCTTTGTAGTGGTCACCGCCGACCTGCCTGTCACTGGCGCTCATGCTCTCCTCCATACTCGAACTCCCTTCGATCCATCCTCAACAACTGATCTCGCGGTGAGCATGAATCCCAAGGTGTTTTTCAGGTATGACATCCGGTTGGACAGCACCTTGTAAGCGTTACTGCCAGCGATCACCCCACGGAAAAACACACTGTCTCCAGGCTTCAGCTTCCTAAGCACAGCAAAGGGATGTCCCTCATCGAATCGAGCAACAGGTAGCGGTACGCCTTTATCAATTTTCGGAAGAGAGTTAGTCATGGAAGTTCTTGCAGTCGTAACAAAGGACAGGCTCATCGGTTTGTGGCTCTTTGTAGGCTTCGGGATAGAAATGCTTACCGCATTCCTCGCATGACCAGTGGTCTGGAGGATCAAGTGGTAGTTCAGGAATTACAGAATAATGACTCACAAATAGTCTCTCGGGACCAGAGGTGCCATTTGAGATGGGTAGTCTTCCTGGCTTGTCTGTCGTCTTGTTCTGAAGAATCCATCGTGCTGTGGGTACATTCTCATAAATCTCCTAGCATAGAAGGGCGAGTAGTGATCGTTCAGCTTAAACTCGCATCCCTCCATGTAGTTTGGCTGATCGGTTTCCCATCGAATTCGATGAAAGATTCCCCTGGCTGAATAATTCTTAAATCCCTGGTTTATCTTTTCTATCGTGAACTGGACAAACAAGCCCCAGACTTCCGGGTGTCTAGCATGGAAGGCTGAGACTTGCTGTCGCATCTCATCAAGCCGAGTTGATGTCGAATCAAAACGGGAAATCATCATCGTCTGGTTTTTCAACTTTCGGCGCAGGGGCAGCAGGGGCAGCAGGAGTCTCTTCACTGCCATCGAATAGATGGTTGTACTCTTTTGGGTAATACACATCCCCGTTGATGCCGAAATATTTATCACCGCTTTCCTTGGCGGTGTTGAGCCAAGCTGCCAGATTGATTCTCGGACCCAGATCTGGACTCTGCCCAGACTTTTCCCAAGCATTGTTCCGCATCAGAACAACGAGCGTTTTCAGCATTTCTTCAGTGACGACGAGGTGCCCCCTGTAGGGCGGTTGCTTGTTTTCAGGGGTGGCAGTATCGTTTTTCCAAAGGCCGCCCTGTTTGGTTTTCGGGTACTTATCAGCCATTCTCTTTCTCCTTCTGCTCTCGCAGTAATTGATAAAGTTCCTCTATTTCAAGAGAACGAATTTTGTCCAGACGTTTATTCAACGCCTGAACCTCTTCTTTGAATCCGGCATTGTAAAGTTCGACCAAGGTCTTTTTGTTGCCGTTGCTACTGGTGAACTGGTCGATCCACCCTGCGACTGTTTCCGGGGCACCTTCTTTTTGCTCTGTTCCTTCAGGCGGCAGTGCAAAATGGAAAATGGTTCGGAATACAAAATCCATCACGTTGGTTATGTTATCTGGAGTAGCACCAGCTACTAGCTCTTTCTGTTTTGACATGCGCGCCTCCAGAGGCAAAGGTGGTTTGGGTTTTGCTTTAGCAGGAGGTGGCTTCTCAGCCTGTGCCTTGACGGTCTGTGCATTTGAGCCAGCATTCACGGTGTCTTCACCCGCAAAAATATAGTGCCCAAGCCCGAAAAGCGCCAACGCTTTGGTCAGGCAGCGCATCTTGTTATCAGAGATGTCCCTGCTGTTGGCCGATTTGATTGCGGCGTTCTTGTAATCCATTACGGGCAACCACATAGACCGCTGGCATTCGCCAATAGTGACGGTGCAGTGGACCGTCATGCTGCCATCGGCATGGGCTTCGTTATCACTAAACTCGAAAGTCGCCATGGGGTAGTGTTCCATCAGGATTCCCCATGCCCAAGCCCATGACAGGTAAGTCAGGCCACCTTTTTTATCGGTGTGTTCATTGCAGTCCACACTGCTGAGTGTGTTCCAGATGTTTTGATAGGTCATTTCCTCGCTGCTCATTTTGTCTCCTTCAAGACGAGTTATATTTGTACTTCACTTGGTTGATGATGATATCTGCAAGCTCCTTGACTGCCAGCTTTTCAAATAGAGCAAACGGAATTTCAGTGACGATTCTTTGTCCCATCATGACTACGACATGCTCATTTATTAGGCGCATCCCCACGTTGGCCTCTTTGAACCTCGGATCAGCCCAGAGACCCAGCATTTTCTTTTCAATTTCATCAACACCACCGCGAAATTCGACAGTGATCGATTGATCGAGATCAAAAATCGTCATTGTTCTGCTCCAGGTATGCTTTGTACTGATTGCAAAACGGTGCGACTTCACACCAATCCTTGCACCGCACCCGTTTGCCAGGGCGATGTTCGATAACGTGTTTACTGTCCATGCCATTGGTCGGGTCAGAAGCCCATTCGATAGCCTCTTCCATTGAGTCCAGCAATCTGCTGGCGCGTTTGTGACTCGCAGACTTCATCACTGCGAACTTCTCCGGGCGCTCCCACATCTCCTCTGCGGTGCATAGGGGAAGCTCCTCGCCTATGAAGGCGGAGTAGGACGCTTGTTGGTGAAGAGCAATGCGCCCATCAACAAAAGACTCGATATCTTCCCACTCCCATAGCGGTATGGGCATCTGCACGATGGGTGCTTCAGGGTAGTTGGGCCTCCCAACGTCAGAAGACCTCCAATCGCGCAGCATCGCTAGAACGAAAAGCTCTGACACCTCAATGTCCTTGGCCTTTTTCAGCAAATATGCGTAGCTGTTGAGTTGTTGTACCCAAGCTGGTTTCTGGGGGAACATGGCGTTGTAGACTGATGTGACTTTGTAATCGGCAACCTGCCAGGTGCCATCGTCTTTGAGAATTCTAATGTCGGGAGCACCAGAGGTTCTTGGGCCGCTTGGGTGGTCCCAGAAGATGCGCTCCTCCTTAACAACCCCATCATCATCACCTGTAGATTTCTCCATTACATGATGGAAGCCGGTACCAAGGGCGCTGAAGGCGAGTTTGCTTACAGATTCTTCGATCTCGTCCTTATGAGCCTTCTTTAGCTGTACGATTCGAGGGCTATCGATCCATGCGGTAGGCGTGATATCAGCGCCACCAGAGTCGTAGGAATCATGCGCGAGAGCCTGATAGATAGGCTCCAGCAGCCCCAGATCGTTTCTAATTGGCACGCGATACCCGCCAGATGCGAAGATATTGACCCTTAGAATCCGAATCTTTCGCTATTTTGAATTTGATATGAGGGTGTTTCCGTGAGAATCTCTGACACCTTATGCGACACGAATTGTACTTCCGCTCCAATTCACGACCATTTTTCGCGTCCACTCGGACTGACTCGTTTACCTTCATTTCGCTAAGGGGCAGAGGCCCAACCTCCACACGATCACTTAGCCTAGAAGGCATAGGTATGCCGCGCTCGATCTTCATATCCTCTCCATTTAGTAGCTTTGTTTACTATTTCAATTTTCGACTATACAGGTTATCTAGTTGCATAGCAAAGAACAGCGAGTAGTGTCTATTACCGTCCAAGGACAGCCCTATAGCAAGGCGAATAGCCGCAAGCTAGTTACTATTGGGGGCAAACCAAGGTTTATCAAGAGCGCCCCAGCAAGACGCTATGTCACTGATTTTCAAGCACAATGCCCTATATTGGACCCTTTGCTAGAGGGTGATTTAGCTATGTGGGTCACTGTTTTCTACGGCTCTAGGAGACCCGACCTGGATATCAGCCTCCTGCTCGACTCGGCTCAGAATTATTTATTCAAGAACGATAGACAAGTTAAGGAACAACATTTATTCTGGAGATTGGACCGGGAGAATCCCCGATCCGAGATCATAATTAAGGAGATCGAAATAAAGAACCCCCACCAGTCTCCGAAAGACTGGCAGGGGTTCTGTCAGCGAGGAACTGACCAGCGAGGTTAGGTGACCAAACCGGACCTCAACGCGATTATATTGAAAATTCGAGAAAAAGACACCAGCGAGGAGACCGAGAAATGATTGACGACCTAGAACTTGCAGTGATGAACTGCTTTCAAGACACCCGCATTCTCTGTCCCGCCTGTTCAGGATCTCGTAAAAAATCAAAAGAGAAGACCCTTTCCGTCAAGATTGATGGCCCTGACAAAATATATCATTGCTTCCATTGTGAAGCGGCTGGAAAAGTATCTACAAAGCCGCCAACCGCAAGCCTTAGAGATGAGCTTGAAGAATTCCTGAAAGCCCCAGG